AGCCGGGTCGTTGGCGTTCAGCGCCGGAGTCGGTTCGGCGGCAGGCGCAGCGGCGGCAGGAGCAGGCGCGGCAGCAGCGGGTTCAGCAGCAGGCGCAGCGGCGGCAGGTGCAGGTTCGGCAGGTGCGGCGGCAGCGGGTGCAGGTTCGGCGGCAGCAGCGGGAGCAGGCTCACCAGCAGGAGCAGCGGCGGCAGGAGCGGCAGCAGCAGCGGCAGGAGCCGGTTCAGCGGCAGCCGGGGCCGGCGCAGCAGCGGCAGGCTCAGTCGCGCCCGCAGCCGGCGCGTCGAGTGAAGCAAACGCGTCGCCCAGTGCACTGTCAAAATCTTCGTTTTCGGTTGTCATAACTCTATTTACCTCACGTCACGGTGGTTAGTCAACATTGTGTGGCTTTTCCGTAATGGTACGGAGCAGCCTTTTATGCGCCTTGGCTTCACCTTGGAGGCTTGCCAGCCCCGTCGGCTCCACGGTCAGCGCCCTTTCTTTCAACTCCTCGATACTAGCCAGCAGCCACTCCTTGACCAGCACCAAGTCCTGCGACTGGCGGTTGCTGTACAGTTGCGGCTGGAGGCTCTTGAGCAAATCTTTTGATGACATCGGGGTCTAGTCCTTTTTCGATTGCGGCCATGACTGCGTTGAAGATCGCGGCGTCTGCTCCATCCAGATTCTTCTTTGCTTGCGATGTTGCCTTGAACGCGTCCGCCAACTCTTTGCGGATAGTAGCACGTAGTGCTTCCTCTTGCAGAGCTTCCTGCTTTTGCTGTTTCTGCGCAATCTCCGCCTGCTTCTTCTCGACTGCTTCGTCCGAGAGCATGAGGCGTTCGGTCGGCAGATCGCGCACGCTGATCCGCGAGCGGGCCAACTCCTGCATGTCGATGTAGACCGCCTCGTCGTCGCGCAGCGTGGTGGCCAGATTATCCAGCGCCATTGCCCGGACTTCCTTGGCGATCAGGCTGGTAGCGCCCCGAGCCACAGGTTGCAGGTCACCCTTGATGTCCTCGTTCGTGTTGAACAGGCGGTTCCACTCGGCGAGGGAGTGGATGACCGACATGGTGAACTGGTCGAAGTTGCGCACGATGTCACGGAACGGCAGCGCCGCGTTGCCCAAGATCATCGACGCACCGCTGGAGGTACGCATCGGCTCACTCGGGCTGTTCTCCATGTCGCCGTTGGTGGCTGGTGAGACGAACGTTTCCTTGTCGGCGAACCCCATGAACAAGTCAACCATCTTCATAAGTTCAGGGATGTGGCTGTCGATGGTGATGTTGCGCACCGCCGGGGTGGCGGCGGCTTGACCGTCGCCTTCGCGGTACCAGACCTTGAACGGCTTGACGCCCTTCGTGTCTTGGTCGAGACGGAGCAGGTCGACGTTGACCTCAAGCTGCGGGCCGCACGTGACCGACGCGTTGTCGATGAGCATCCGGGTCGAGGCGCACACACCAAGCTGGCTGTCGCGGCAGATCGGCGGCAGGCCGCTGCCCATCAGGTTGACCTCATCCTCCTCGAACACGAACTCGTGGTACATCTGCACGCCGTCGGGGAACGGGTCGGCAGCGGCCTTGATGACCTCGCCGTCGACCATCCAGATCGTCGCCCGCGTCTCATCCGACAGCTTGTTGTCCGCGACCTGCACGCCCGCCGCGCGAAGCTCGTGACCGAACACGTAGCCCCAGTATTCGATGACCTCGAACTTGCGCCCGTTGTCCTTGACGTTGTTGGCCCCGCCGAGAACCTTGAGTTCGGACTCGTACGTCTCACGACGGTAGTTGCCGTCTTGGTGGGTTTCAAGGTAACGCTTCACCCGGTCGCCGAGGAAGTCGCTGCGGTCAGCCAGCTTGCGCAACTGGTGCCGGCTGAACACGTGGCGCTGGAACTGGCCGTCCATCTGTGCGAAGGTCTTGGCTGCCATGTCGGGGTAGTAGTCCCAACACGGCACGTGCTCGTAGTACGGGCGCAGCACGTCCTCCTCACTGACCATCACGCCCGAGGCGGTGATCTGGTAGACGCCCTGACGACGGCTCACCGTCATCGGCCCCTTCAGGATGCCCGGGCCGTAGAGCACGGCGGAGAAGATGACCTTGCGCACGAGGGCCACGTAGTCCATCGCGGCGCTGCCGCCAATGTCCATGAGTTGATCGTCGATCTCCTCCTCCATCTTCTCAGCCATGATGGAGGCGGCTTTCTTCAGGATGCGGTCGAGTTCCTTCTTCGTGATCTGCGCGTTCGGGTTCGACTGCGCCCACACGTCGAGCACCTGCTGCACGGTGTTGGCGGCGAACGTCGGTGACTTGCTGGCCTGAAGCCCCCAGTTCTTTTCGGACGTGGGGAACAGCAGCGCCATCAGGCGGGACACCATGCTGACGACCTTGATCCGCGTCAGCTTCGGGTAGGCCCGCGAGCGGTCAGGCTCGATCTTCTCCAGAATCTCCGGGTCGTACTGGCCGAGGTACTGGCGCAGGTTGCGGAGCCACTGCACCTCAACCTCGCGGCGCTCCCGCTTGTAGTCGTTGAACCGCGTGACCAGTCGGACGCCGAGCGCCTTCAACGCGTTGTCGTCGATCTGGAGCGGTAGCTCTGCGGTGGGTGCTGCTGTTTGTGGTTGAGCCATGTCAGTCCCTAAAAGGCGTAGGAGTTTGCGAATCGCGGTATTGTAAACCCGCCCTTGCGTTTCTGTGCGTCACGCTGCGATTCGCGGAGGAACCCCATGCACATGTACTGGTTCGCGTCGTGGCAGTTGGATACGAGAATACCGTTCGCGTAGAACACGTGAGCGGACTCAACGGTTAGGTCGTACACGCGAACGCGTTGCTCCAGATACCTTCGCGCCGCAAGCCGCACTACATGCCTGTTGCTTTGAGTGCTTGTTGCAGACGAACCCCCCTCCGCAATGCGCGCAGGTTCGCGGCTCGTTATCGACCCCGGAGGCGCGCCGAGCAGCGGATTGGCACGCGGCGGAGCAGAACCCTCGCTTCGCTTTGCTCCGTTTGCCGGTGAATGTTCCCCCACAATGCACGCACGTACGCTTCTCGTCAGGCAGGCTTGCAGCCACCGCCTTACCGTGCACAGCGTGCCACTCGCGGCCCTCTGCGGATCGGTGCCACGCTTTCGCGGCTTCTTGTGCAGCTTTGATACCTCGCAGTAGGGTAGGGTCGCCGGCGTCGACCCTGAGCCGCGCGTGGTAGGCGGCGTGCTCTTTGCGGGGGAGACACCGGAGGTTACCGATGGCGTTGTTCCCCCGGTCATGGTCGACGTGGTGGACATCGTATCCGTCCGGTATAGGGCCGTCGTGGTGTACCCACACCGCTCGGTGGAGGTACCTCTCCCCACGCACGTTTTTACCCGGCGCAGCAACCAAGTAACCGCTCGGTTTGCGGTAGAACCTAACCCCCTCGAACTCGACGTACACGGCGTTTCCTTGTTACTAAACAGTACGTCAGTATACTGCACCGCGTCTGCGCGCACAACCCCGCGCGCAGTTATGAACGGGTGGTCAGGCGTGCACCGTAGTGATGTACCGTCGGAGAACACCATCTCTACCGTGGCGTCTGCTTCCGAGTTCATCGTCGCGGTGACCCGCTGCTGGCCCCCGTGGGTAAGTACCACGTCGCCCGGCATCAACCGTTCTATCGCCCGGCTGCCGGTTGGGGTTGCCACCAGCGTCCCTGCGACAAAGCAGTGGCTGTAGAAGTTCTTCTCCGGGCTGTCCCCGGTCACACCCTTCTGGTTCACTGGGTAGCGGTACCCCGAGGTGAACCCACGGATCAGCGTCTTGCAACTCGGGTCTACCAGATACGCCGGGCCTACCTCGGTCAACCGCGTCAGGTACTCCTCGACCGCGCCGAGCCGGTCAGTTAAGGTGTTACTGTACGCTGGTTTAACACGTACGCCAAGCTCCTCCTCCAACACTTGTTTGACACTTCGCTCATCTGTCTGCGCCCGTTGGGACACCGCCGGATCGGCTAGCACCAGCAGGTTGGCGTGCGGGAAGGTACTGTTTAGTAGGGGCTTGACCTTCTCGCGGCAGAACCGCTTGGCCCCCATGTTCTCGCTGACCAGTTCACGCATCACAAGCACGCGCCCGTTCGAGTCCTGCTGGCCAAAGATGGCGGCGGGGGTCAACCCGGCGTCGAAGCCCATGACCACAGGCAGGTGGGGGTTGTAGATCAGCGGCGACCGGGCGATGTGAAGCTCCGGGTTGAACGTCCTGAACACCGGCTTGCCGCGCAGGGAGTAGCCCCACTTGACCTCGATGAACTGCTTCACCCACGCAGCGGACTTACCCACCATCAGGTTGTGGTAGTAGCCGTGCCCGCCGGGCAGGTTCTCGATGTTCTCGGCCTGCGGGGTGAACCCACTCGGCTGCTCGAAGTAGCCTAGATTCTCCGGCTTCTCCTCGTACAACCAGTTGTACCACCAGTCATCTTCATTGCCCGGGTTAGAGGCTCCCCACATTCCCCACCACGTCGGCCCGCCGTCTTTCGCGGAGGGGTACCGACCACAGCGGGCGGATAGAGCTTCAACGATGGCCTTTGGTATCTCGACAAACTCGTCAAGGATAGCGCCTGTGACCTCAAGAGAGAGGACTCGATGCACGTCATCAGCCGTGTCAAGTGGACGAAAAAGGACTTCCGCATAGATGTCATCAAACTTGAAAATGAACTTGTTGTCGGTCACGCGCCACTCCCCGGCCTCACCGGGTTTGAACCACGTGAAGAATGAGTTGAGGGTCGTGTCCTTCAACTGCGGCAAGGTGTTACGGACGACGACCCAACGTGTGCGCCGGATGCCATCAGGCCCGGGCTTCTGCCGTGCGGCGTGGTACAGAATCTTGAACAGGATGCCCGTTGTCTTTGAGGAGCCTACCGGGCCGATGATGAAGTTGTAGAACTTCTCGCTCGCCATGAAGTTGGCGATGGTAGCCGGCGGCTCGTAGTGGATGTTACTCATGCTGGCAGCGCCGGTTGGTCAATCGTTACCCCCTGCGGCACGGTGCCATTGAGGACGATGTTGACGGAGAACCCGCCCCGCCCTCCACCATTCTCCTGCGGGGGTGCGTCCCATCCGGCCCACCGTACGGTGTCCTTGATGAGTCCGGCCTTTACGGTGGCCGGCGTCGCCGGGGAGTGGATCAGCGCCCAACTGGTTTGCAGTAGCTCCTCTGCTTGGAGCCGGGCCTTCAGGCGAAACGACACGCCTTCCTTGTCCAACTCCTTCTGGATGCTGGCCAACTGGATGATGAACCCGGGATCGTCCTTGATCCACTGTAGCTCGTGATCCTGTAGCTCGTAGGTTGAGCACAGCACACTGTCGCTGGTTCCCAGTGCCACGTCGACGACGAACGCTGCCGTCCACCCTTTCTTGGCTGGATTCTCACACGGCTCCGGCGGAAACAGGAGCGGGTTGATCTGTCGTTCGGTGTCGGCGTCTTGGCTCATGTGTGCAAAAGTAGCATGGATTGCGGACAAAGAAAACCCCGATCTGTCAAGGAGAAACCAGATCGGGGTCGGGGGCTGACACTCGTGGCGGGAGGTCAAGCCGTACTATAGCACCGCTTCTTCCACCTGTCACTAGCCCCTCGAAGTGCCGACATATCCAACGCCCCACCAGCCTTCCTATACATGCGGTACGCCTCGCTGTACGGGATTCCCCAGTGCGCAGCCGCCGTTGACAGTGGGACACGCTCGTCGCCATTGGAAACGAACAACGTGTTGCTGCGGTTCCTCCCCTGCCGCTTTGGCGTAGCGAACACTACGTTGTCGAGGTAGTACCCCTTCGTGTTGTCCCGGCGCTCTATCCACTTGCCCTTCACGTAGAGCGGGAGCATCGCCGCCACGAACGCGTCCTTGTTGTGCCACTCGGGGGTGACAGTTATACCCCGCGCACCATACCGGCAGTAGTCCTCGTTGTTCGGGTTGTAGCACCTCTGCATCATAGACCCATGCACAGCCCGCAGGCGGCGCTCCACGGTGGGGGCTTTCTCACGCGCGGGCGGGCGGAGCAGCAGTTTTTTCGCTGTGGCCGCGATCTCTTTGGCAAGGCACCCACATGACTTCGTTGTCCCGTCTTTGAGTTTGTCGTTGCGTACCATCTTAGACACGCCGCACTCGCACCTGACGTGGCTGTACTCCCCCATCCAAGACACGACTGTCAAACGGCTATACACCTGTCCCGTGGAGGTTGAAAATTTTTTCGGCATCGCGTTCTCCGTATAGAAAGATTACGTGCTTATTATATCGCAGGTAGGGGGAAAAGGAAATGGGGTTGAGATATTTGGGATGGGGGTAAGCGTACGTCACACCCACGCGCAAAACCCCCTGCCCGCCCCCTCCTCAGAAAAAAGAATGCTTCCTCCCTAATAGCCCGCCCTGTGCAGCGCCGAGAGGTAGGGGTCGGGGGGCTTTGGTAGCCACCAAAAAGGAGGGGGTGGAGTACATTTCGTCCTGTCGCATCTCTGTTGTTTAACTTGTTTATAAGGAGTTTCATCATGTCATCAGGTAAATCTGCCGCCGTCTCTGTTGATCTGGCCGCTCTTGAGTCTGCCGCTATCACTGCCGTCAAATCCATCGAATCCGGGTACTCTGCCGCGTCTAAAGCCATTATGGCCTATGTACTTGGCGCAAAGACTGCCAACGCAACTCCGCCCGTGTTCGATGCTGGCATTGCACGTATCACCGATGCGATACCCGGCATTGCAAAGATCACAGTTGGCGCGTATATCTCGAACGCTCGCCGTATTTTCGCCGCCGACAAAGAGGCGCTTGCCAAAGCTACCAAAGAAGCGGGAACCGATAGCATCAAGGCACTGGCGGCGGCTTGCCCGGTCGTTAGCAAGGCAAAGGCCGAGGGCCAAGCCAAACGTGCTGAAGAAAAGAAGGCGAGCGAGCCGGCTTTGGTAACTACCAAAACGCCCGCCAATGATCCTATGCTGGTCTTGAATAATTCGTTGGTCATGTTGCGCAAACTAGCCGCCGGCAAGAAGAAGGCGAAGCTGATCCTCGCCGCTATCGGCGAGATCGAGGACATGATGCAAGACATCAAAGACATGCTCGCCGCGTAAGGTGCCTGCCATGCTCGAACTATACGAAGTGATCGAGTTGGAAGTGATCGAGATTGTAATCTCGTAATACAGAAGCCCGGCTAGTCCGGGCTTTTCTTCGTCTGTCAAACGACTATACTGTATAGTCGTTTGACTTTTTCGCTTTGGTAGCTACCAAACGAGCGCCAACGGGCGGGCGAAACCTGCAAAATCAACATGTTAGCCATGCAAGTGTATAGTGATTTGACTGATTTAGTGTATAGTTGCTTGATAGATATGCCAGATTGATAAGTGTATAGCGCATAAGTCATTGATTTTGCAACGAATAGGCACCATTTGGGGCATTTGCCTACCGTTTGCCTACTTTTCCCCATTGGTGGGCATGGGCTAAAAGGTTGATTTATATGTGTTTTCTCTATTACATATATATATTTAGGCAAAAAGGCAGACTAGGCAGCAATACTAGATGTTCAGTGCGAGATTATTCTTGGCAAATACGTTAACCAAGCG